GAAGCATTATGGCATCCTGCTCTGTCATACCACTTGTCCAAGTGGGATCATCTGGTTCTTTACGCAACCCATAATCATGTCTATAAGTATAGCACATGCTGTTGATGATTTCTGCTTTAGTTTTCATAAAAATTTCAATCCAAAAAATACTGCATCTTTTCTTTCAGCGAATTTAAAAACGCTGCGGTATCGGTTTGCTGCGGTTTTAATAACATAACCACTGGTAGATTTCTTTTTACACCACGCAATAGCAAGATTGACTCTATCTACATAATCAAAATGCTGTTCATTATGACTGATATTTATTGAAATACAGTAGGGATGTTCCCGTTTATTTTTTCTTCGCTGTGCTGAGTTCATAGTTTAAGCAGTGCCCACATTGTAGTTTTTTCCAAATCACTTTCAAATTCTGGATATACAGTTTTTAGTTCATGCTCCTTGATCAATTGATAACCTTTATTTTGTTTTTCTCTGACCAATTTATCTAAGTCCCATCCGTCACGATCCATTTTAGTTTGCAGTTTCTTACCTCTACGACCCCAGAAAATCAATACATTAGGACAAAAATTTACGGAGAAATCTGCTAGATAGATAGCACCCCAAACTTTGTCAGATCCATCTTCTTTGTTCCAACCAATAAATTTATAGTCCATCATTCGTCAACTCCGTATTCAATTTGAAGATCGTACAATGCTCGGCGAACCTTTTCAGACACCGGGCGATACTTAATCGGATGAATGGAATGATAGGACCAATTCATACCGTCCCACATTTTACTAGCGGTGAGTAATTTATCAACTTCTGATAGAATTTGAAATCTGGGATCAGCCCACATTTTGAGTACATCAGCAGAAACGCTTGGTGTGGGCTTTTTATAAGCATATGGACCTTTACTACAGACATGAGCAACATCAAAGCCCGGATAAGTGTCACCGCAAAATTGACAAGTAATCGTGTTCATTCTTCCTCTCCGTAAAAATGTTCTCTAATGGCCACATAACTATCAACACCACACTGGACATAACCATCCCAATGCGTATCCTTCATCATTTCTTTATCTTCTAGTACAGGCAGATATTGTTCTTCAACCTGCCGCATACATTCTTTAATAATCAGTCCGGTGAACATTTCCAATGCTGGTTCACTAAAGGTATATGTGATGCCCAACTTTTCATCTTTGTCTCTACGATTGGCCCAGATGACAGCTAACTTTTCAATTCGTTTGTTCATTCTTCCACCTCAATACTGTTCAGTTCATAGTATTGTACACTGTTAGCATACTTTGTTGCTGACTCCAATGTGTAGGCACAGTGTACCATCAATGCCGTTACTTTATCAACAATGGCCTTGGCTTGCATTCGTTCAAACTCAGCATTCGCCTTGTCGTATGAATCGTAGGCTTTGATCATGTGATAGCCCAAGTCCACAGTTTCACAAATTACCCATACTGTTTTCATTCTATAACCTCAAATGTAATTTTCACCCGAGAACCTACTGGCAAATTGTCGCTGAACCAAAAGTATTCTTCTGGCAAACTGTTCTTTGAATGATCAAACAATGCTTCAAGACGATTTAGCATGGTCAAGTTCTTTGCTGTTTCCGCATCATCAAACAATGTCATTTCAAATTCTGTTTTCATTACTTGCTCCATTCTTTAGCAGTGTGGGGGCAAATCTTTTGTACCGGACACAAATCGCAGTACCAGTCACTAGTACTGAGAATGCAACCCCAAGGCTTAGGATCTTCCTGGCTCCATGGACGATCAATCGGCATCTCATCACAGATTTTTGTACACAACTTTTGTAGCTTACTGTTGGATAAAGCAAGTCGCGGTGTTTGATCTGACTTGAGTTTATCGTATTCTTCTTGCGTGAGAATGTATTGCATTATTCTTTAACTCCAAAAGTGTTCAATGCTGGCTGTAATGTGTTAATCAATTCAGTTTCACGAGCATGTGCAGGACGCTTGCCTCGCACAATTTCAATCATGCCGAATACAAAACGCTCGGCACCACGCTCACGCAATGCACAAGACAAACCCCAATTCTTCTGCTCAGTCAATGCCCGTTGCATATGTTTCTGCATACGACGGTTCAAAGTTTTACGCACATTTCCCGCGAAACTCATAGCAGTCAGACCAATATAAGTCTCTTCCGTTACTACATCTTGAATAAAATACAAGACTTGATTACGATCAGTTCTGCGTTTGCGGGTGTTTTTCAAGTTCATAAGTGTATTATATACCCAACCACATTTAATGTCAACCATAAGTTTCCAGTAAGGATGAGACAAAATCCGAGTCACTATCCCCAAGATCATTATCTGTTGTAAAAACACAACAGTCTCCGAACTTGGCTAGCTTGCGGCCTGCATCATCATTGTCACAAACTGATACAACCCGACGATTCAGACACGATAACCAGTTGCGTAAGTCGCTGTTGGGGTTGTTAGATAGCACGGCCAACGCACTAAATCCACGCTCAGTGAGTCGGGCCGCATCAAACACCCCCTCACACACAAACACGACTGAGGGGCTTAGATCCAGGCTCTCAACGCCCCAAACCGTGTGCGTGGGCCGGTTTCTGTATGTGAAATACTTACCTTCTTTGGGGTTATTTTGGGGCTTTTTCTTGCCTAGCGGGCGGTATTGCTGAAACCCAACCAGCTGTCCGCTTAGATTCCACAAGTAAAATGTAGCAACACCTTCTGCTTCATCAAGCACGGGCCGGTGAAGTTCCAAGTCTAGGTGACGCGATTTCAGGTGTTCTGTCAGCATACCCATAGTATACACCCTAAACCATTTTTTGTCAAATGGTATTTTTGGGAATTTCCTTGGGAGATTCGGTCAGATATTCATAGTTGGTAGTATCTATGTTTTCCCTGAAAATGATAGCCCCGTTCTTAAGATGGAATCTTCGGGCCATGCTTGTCTTAGGACTTAGTGTCACGAATCTTGTAACGCCAGGATATTGTGCTTGAATTCCTTTTACTGCTTGAATAAGTAGTTCTCTACCAGACCCCGGCTTATAGCTCCAAATAGTATAAAATGTGGCCGTCGTGGGCTCTTGGGTAGTTTTCTGTAAATCTTCTATTCCTGCAGGAACAAAGTCATGGAAGCTAACACACACTATTGCTTCTGGTTTTTGTTCTTCATCTGTTAATGCTGCTACCACTCTACCATCACTAACTCTAAAGTCAGTTGATATTTCAGGACGAACCGGATCATCTTTTATAAAAGACAATAATGTGTGTGATAGGTCAGTAATAAATTGAAACATGACATTGCTATTTAGTATTTTTTAAATATACTAATATTAATGTAATAAATAGATGCATGGAATGGAATGTTGGATTACAAAACTACAAAAAATGTTCACTTGAACTACATGAAAACTGTAACCATTTTACCACTGAGTTATTAGATGTAGATTTTGAACGAGGTAGAGATATTGCTGATATATTTTATGATCATTTGGCAAACAGACAAACAAAATATGTTGAGGTACTGTACAGTGGTGGATTGGATAGTGAATTAGTTCTAATGTCGTGTTTGCGTAAAAATATCCCTGTTAAAGCTATTACATTATTAATAAGAATTAACGGAATGATTATTAATACACATGATCTATATTATGCAGAGAAATTCTGCAGGGAACAAGATGTACCTCACACCATTCTAGAACTAGATGCTGTAGAATTTTTTCAAAGTGGAAAATTTTATGATTATTTAACACCGTATTATATATCAGAACCGCATATTGCAACACACATGTGGTTAATAGAACAATGTAGTCACTTTCCTATTATAGGAGGAGATTGGCCTTGGGTTCAAACTAACAAGGTTGATAAGATACTTTCACCCTTTAAACTAGAGTTTTCTAGTTATGAAAGATTTATGCAAGATAAAGGTATATATGGAATTGGTAATATGATAAGTCATAGCTTAGAATCCAGTTATAAAATAATGGAACTACATATACAACACCACGAAGGTTTTACTGGTAATGAAAATCTTGCCCAACTTAAACAAAGAATGTTCAGTAAACTTGAACCCATGATAGAGCCGAGGATAAAAAGTTTTGGTTGGGAAAACAATAAACAACAAAATTTTCATCTACACCTCTTTAGATTAGAACTATTTAAAAAAGTAAGGCTAACTACGCATCGTATAAAATGGGGCGCTACCATAGCTGAATTATTAGGTACTACAATAAAAGAAAATGATACATTTAAATGAATCCATTTGAATCATTCTCGCACGGATTAGTAACTAGTAAGATTTGGCTTTGTGAGGAGTTAGAAAAAGCCATTGGTAATAAAGAATTCCCCATACTTAATATTTTAGGGTGCTGGGACAATTTACTTGCTTTCATGCTGATTATAAGAAAACCTAAATATTATAAAATAATAAATGGATATGATTTAAGCGACGAATCTATCAATGCCGCAAATAAAATATGCGATACTTGGTTATATGAATCTACTAAAGTTGTTAATAAAGTAGTAGATGTTAATAATATAACTTTCGTTGATAGTAATGAAGTGTTTATTAATTGTAGTGTAGATCAATTTACATCAAATGAATGGTATGATAATATACCAAATGGCAGTTTGATGTGCATACAATCTAGTGACATGCCTATTGACAATGGCAGATGGGAAATAACTCAAAGTGTATCATCACTGGATGAATTGCTTAATAAGTACCCAATGTCAGAACATATTTTTAGTGGGGCACATTTAGTTGAATACTCAAATTGGTCATATACTCGCTTTATGATTATTGGCAAAAAATAAATTACCAGTTAAATATTTGCCAAAAAAATAGGACCCGAAGGTCCTATTTTAATTTACGCAGGTCTATACATAGATGATTTCAGTAAACCCTTCTGCTAGCGTAGGTTCTTCCCATCCTGAAATCATGCTTCGCATCACATAGTCTGGAATATTCTTACCAGAACGACTGGCTAAACGCTTGGCTAATTCTTCACTTTCAGGGGTACGACACACCACCGCAATATGCTCATAGTTAGGCAGCATGTTGAACTTCTTCTTACGGCTATTCACTGTGGTACTAGTTTGATCCCAGATAATGTCTTTGCCCGCAGTTCGTGCAGCTACTACATCCTGAGCCATTAGTTCCACTGCTCGTGGCATGTGTTCTTTGAAAACTTCATTGTATGTTTTGCCCATTAGAGTGGCATAATCTTCAACATGATTATCAGTGCTTACAAGAACACAATAAAGGGGCCAGTCTTGTGCTGCAACCCAGGTACTTTTACCTGATCCCGGCACGCCAATCAATTGATAACACTTCATTTTATGTTCCTTCAAAGCCACTTGCCACTAATTGTGTTTTTTAAACTCTCAATTTCTTCTGCCGCTTCTTCTAACAATTCGGCAATACGATCTGGTTTACCTTCAGCTACACTTTTGCGGCTTTGAATCTGCCTACGAATCTCTGCCCGCTTACGCAAGCGAAATACTAGGCTTTGTTGTTCCACGGGCAAGTGACTTTCATCATTTGCCATGTGTTCCTCAAATCGGTCAAATTCTTCGTTCATATTGTCTCCATATAATTACGCACCCACTCTAATCGTTCTTGCTCAGTCTTTGCAGTATATGATTCTATGTCAGCTTGGATTGCAGAAAGCAAAGGATAATATTCTTCATCAATTTGCTTCTTGAAATCCTCACGCATCAACTTGTCTGTTCTTGGATTACGGGCAACCCACTTGGAAGTCAAATAGTATGGGCTCTTGATCTTAAAAGATACTCCGTCATCAGTGTAAGCAACAAAACCTTCATGTCGGCATTCCTTAGCCATGTCTTGTAATCGTGCCATATTAGTTATTACGCTTTCTGGAGCAAAACACCCAAAGCTATATCCAAAGTTTATTAGCGCAAAGGTATCGTGCTGCACTGAGCTATGCCAGATATTTTCACGCCAGCCAAGAATGTACATACCTTCTTTTTCAGGAACAATGTGTGGGTCATTCTTATGAACGCACTCAAACATAAAAGTATAACCTTCATAACGCTTACAAACTTCAAGATACCGTGCTTCGTCAATCAGTTCACGAGCCATGTTAACATAGTCGCCATTGGTGCTACCAGTAGTAGACACCAACAGTTTACCGTTGTAAAATGTACATGCAACCATGAAACCGTTTACTTTGCGGTAAGCGGTAACCTTTGTATCTGGACTCAACACTGGTGCAGACTTTTCTATACCGTAGTTGTAGATTTTCTGGAATGGATAAGCAATCAGATTAAAGTCTTTATCAATTACTGATCCACGGCAGTGTTCTAGATACTCGTTCCACAGGTTATCGTAAAAAACTTTTTTGCGATATTTGAGCACAAAGATACCATCACCAGCAGGCTTCATAGAAACCAACCTTGGATTGTCTTCTACATATTGCTTCAATTCAGTTTTTAGCATGATGTCCTTTAATTTCACCCTTCATTGCGTCTTTGATAGCATCTTCCATTGAGATAGCAATCATACCAGTTGCATCCATCCCCATATCACGACAGCGGAACTTTTCCATTCCACTAGGTCCACCGTGCAAGTGACCGTGAAAATGTACAGCACCGCGATGCATTTGATCCCACTCAGCAATTGGATAATGAAACATAACAACTTTAGTTCCATTGTAGTTGATATCCAAATACTTGTGTACTTCTTTAAAGCACTTGCGGAATGTAGGATCGTTCAATGCTTTACGGTCATGATTACCTTCAACTAAAATTTTAATGCCGTTACAACGATTCATGTATTCGGCTGCCTTTTGAGCAGGCAAGAATGCTACATCACCCAAAATATAAACAAGGTCTGTGGGTTCAATTAAATCGTTCCATTCTCGAACCATTGCTTCGTTCATATAATCTACTTCATTGCGAAATCGTGCCCGTGATACCGGACAGAACTTCATAATGTTTTGGTGTCCCCAATGTGTATCAGAGGTTATCCATGTTTTCATTCTTTTTCTCTTTTCTGTGTGTCACGCTTTTGTGCCTGACGTTCTGTTTTCCAAAATACTCGCTTCCAATCTTTCAAGTGTTTCCACCATTGTGGAGCGGGGGAAAGTTGACCTTGATGTTTATGAGCCACATTATTCTCCTACAAATTCTTTGATACAGGTGAACTTGGTACTAGCAGGAACCCACTTAAAATGTTCACGCTTATGCTTAACTTTTTCAAAATCAAAGTTAACCATAAACCAGTCTTTGTCGGCACTGAAAGCTACATCACGCATAAATTTTACAACGTGAACCCAACGTCCGTCAAATTTTGCAACTATCATAGTACCTGCTCCTTATCTACGTGTTGTCGCTCCTATGCGACTTGCCTTATTCCATGTATATGCTACACCATCTGGACACTTGCCATCTACAATAGAATCTACACCGAACATACCGCACACTTCAAAATCGTTACTTTTAATGGTGACAAACTCATTCATCAATTTCGCGTGTTCCATTGCTAAAGCTAGTGACGGGAACGATTGCTCTTTTTCTTTACTTATTACTTGATACATAGATGTATTATAGCATAATCACC